AATGCCGAAGAGCCAATGGCTATCGCCTTGAGTAACACAACCGCAACCGACAATATCCTGAATCTGGGTGGCGGTTCTACGCTAATGAATATAGCGACGCAAATTAACTTCCACACAGCCGGAAACCCCACAACGGTTGGTAGTTCAATAGCGATGACCTTAGATAATAACCAAAACGCTTCCTTTGCTGGACAAGTCACTATTGAACGAAGCATCGCTACAATGCTGTCCTTTGACCGCACCGTTGATGCTAATGTGGACAACATCTTTAATGTCTTTATTTCGCATGACGGATCACCAGCTACGGACTTTATGAGTTTCGGAGTAGGCTCAAATGCTCTCCGCGTTTATAGCAATAACACCGTGTCGGCGCAGGCTGATTTGGAAGTACTTGGTAACATTCTAGCAGGGGGTGACATACTAGGTGATAGTTCCACAGGAGCTATTGTTTACGGTAGTTCATCTACAGGCCCTACTAGCGGTGCAAACATAGCAGTATTTGCAGAGAACCATGCGACCAACGCACAATTAATTGCATTTCGTCATGACGCCGCAGAATATGCACGATTCAGCGGCGGCAACCTTTTCACTGTTAATACAGCTATGGAAGTTGGGGGCGACGTTAATATTAGCGCGGCAAGTGTGGAAACGCGACTGATAATCAACAACACAGGCACAGGCGACAGCGCGCTTCGGTTCCGCCTTGGCGGTCTAACTAAGGCAGTGATGGGCGTTGACCGCAGTGACGGCAACAAGTTCAAGATTGCCCCGGCAAACATCGGTACGTCTGATTGGTTAATCATTGATCCTGCTGATAACTCGGCACTGTTTGCGGGTAACGGAACCTTCACTGGCGATATTCTAGCTCCAGTTATAAGGCAGGCTAGTTCAACTGGGACCTTGAAACTGTCCAGTGACACAAGCACGGCAAGTGGCGCTGGAGTCACTTTTTATGGCTCATTAAATGCCTTGCGTGCAAATGACATAGTATTCACTGTTGGCGCATCCGAAGTACTGGCACATGACTTTAGTGTTGGCCGGTGGGATTTCCAAGGCAATGACTTAGTTGGCGTTGGAGATATATCAAGAGGTAGTACTTCTAGTACACTCATAGTTTCAGGGGGGTCGGCGTCAGAACTTGGTGCTAACCTTCTGATGCGTGGTGAGCTAGAGCCATCTAATGCAAATGACATCGCATTTAGGGTTGGGACTACCTTTAAGCTAAATTACGATGACAGTGCTAGCACATGGAATTTCCAAGGTAATGCCTTACTTGATGTTGGTTCTGTCACGATGTCAGGAACGCAAATATTTAGAGACGTTAGTAACTCAAGCATATCTTTATCTGGCGGCGGCGGTGCGGGTGGGTCAAACATAGTACTGTATGGTAGTTTACACGCCACAAACGCAGAAGATTTCTTTGTGAAGACCTCCACAGCAACGGCCTTGCACTACGATAACAGCGCTAGTGCGTGGAACTTTCAAGGAAATGCCTTAGTTGGCGTTGGTGATGTTACAATGTCAGGTGACGACATAGTAAGAAACGTTACTAGTGGTAGGCTTGTTGTGTCCGGTGGCTCTACGTCAGGAACCGGAGGCCGAATTCGATTACAAGGTGAAGCAGCCACGAACGCCTATGATATCGAGTTTTTAGGCTCTGCTGGAGTTGTTGCAGCGTGGGATGACAGTGTGAGTGGCTGGAACTTCCAAGGGAACAACATTAATAACGCAGGCAATTTACAACTATCTGGTAGTGATATCTTGCGCAGTTCAAACGCCGGTACTCTATTCTTATCTGGCGGCAACACTAGCAGGGGCGGAGGGTATGTAGGCCTTAGAGGGCCAACACATGCCACCGGGGCTAACGACATTATTCTTGGTGCTGCTGGCGTAGCTACATTACAGTGGGATGACAGTGCTGGTGCATGGGATTTCCAAGGTAACTCGGTTGTAGGAATTGGAAGTCTCAACGGCGACAATGATGCTACTTCATTGAATGTCTCTGGTGGAACTAGTGTTGCTCCAGGTGGTAATATCACCTTGTTTGGAGGCTCACATTTAACACAGGCGGGAGACATATCGCTTAGCTCTGGTGGCGCAACAACCTTACATTATGATGCCTCTGCATCTGTTTGGGATTTCCAAGGTAATAACGTGACAGATGTGGGCAAACTTAACCTTGGTAGCCCAACGGAATTAACTATAGCTACGGGCGCTATCACTATCACTAAGTCATTCCATACGATCGATACAGAGGCCAATGCAGCAGCAGATGACCTTATTACGATCTCGAGCGGTGCTGTTGGTGATAGACTACTGCTTAAATCAGTTGCGAATGCGCGTGTTGTTACAGTTAAGAATACCGGTAATATACGATTAGAAGGCGGCGTTGATTTTGTGATGAGTACGAATGAAGATACAATAGAGCTTCATTTCCATGCAGGGGTGTGGTGTGAACTATCGCGGTCCCATAATGCATGATTAACACAATAACCTTCATAAGCCGTGCGGGCACATGGCGTGAAATTTCACGTTCTATCAATGCTCAACGTCGGTTCAAGGCGTGAAATATCTCAGGCTGTTTACCTGTAATGCCTAAAATTCAGGGTCAGTTTTAGCAGCGAATTTTACCGCGGGCCTGGCAGGTCGCTCGCAAGTCGTACTCAACTACGGCTTATCTCAGACAGTGAAGTTTTTATGGGTGGGCAGTTTGCCCATGCCAGGCTGTTGGCTTGCTAATAAACCAAATAAAAAATGTATCAAACAGGAGTAATCAATGACTGATTCAACCAATAATACCCCTATGTCTTCCGGAGCGATTTCTGGCGAAGAAGCAAAAGGTGAAATTTCAGCTAAGCAGGCGGCTACGGCACTTCAATTTCTTCAGCGGGCTCAAATGCAAGGTGCTGAAATGCCTGCATATGTTGATGTTTTTAATCAGCTTTCGGCGATAGTAGCTACCGCACAAGGTGAGGGTGTAGCAGCATAACTTTGCCTCAATAAGGGGGGCTGATGCCGCCCTTATTCTTTCTGGCTTTGTATCAATTAGGGGATAACCATGTTGCTTGCATCATCATCGTTGGCGGCAAGTGCTTTTGCTAGTGAATCGTATCGTTCTGTCGGCAGTAGGCCTTCGTTACTAGAGTTGCTAATTGCCGCCCCGACAGTGGAAGCACTTGCAGCCGCATATTCGTCGTTGTCCCCTAATCGACAAACCAGTGTTGCTGGTCAGCAACCCCTTAATATCTCACCCCACCCGGGCATAGCTGTTTCGCTAGGCTCTGTATCTGCACGAACTATTTTGCTTTAGGGAGATGGCAATGCCTGTTGGCGCTTTATGCCTTTACGATGCAACACTGGATGCTTTGCTGCGGGGAAGTTTACCGCCGTTGGAAGCCTCACCAATAACTGCACTTTTGCTTGCTCCAAGTTATATGCCGGCCCCAGAGCAAGACAGTTGCTTGGCTGATGTTTCGGCCCATGAGGTGCTGTCTGCAGACGCTCGGCGTTTGCAGTTAACTGGCATAAATATTTCTGGGGCGGTGTTTCATTCAGATGATTTGGTCTTTGGTGATCCAATCACATTAGGCCCTGTTCGTTATATCGCTTTCTTGCTTGGTATTGCTACAGGCTTGAAGCCTGACAGCCTTCTTTTAGGCGTTGCTGACTTATCGCCTGGCGGGGGTGCTTTGGAGGCACAGCGAGGCCATTTTTCAGTGACTGCACCAGCCAGCGGCTGGTTCCGCCTCACGCGCGCTGCATAGCAGCGAATGGGCTAAACGCCTGTATCAAAAAATAAAGGAGAAGGGCACCGTGACTGTGTTTGCAAAAGACCCCTCAAGTTCGCTTGATTATAGCTTTGATTGGTCTAGTTGGCTTACGCCAGGTGAAAATATCATCACTGATAGCTGGTCAGTTACGCCGCCAACTGCCGGCACATTAACCCTATCTGGGGGAAGCCGAAGCGGTGGCTTGGTTTCAACAAATGTTGCTGGTGGTCAAGTGGGTGACCGATACCGCCTTAGTTGCCAAATTGAAACTGATCTTGGCCGTACTGCTGAACGTAGTGCAGCTATTCGTGTGATGGAGGTTTAGATGCGCTTGGAAATTATTAATAACCCAGCCAGTGAACCTGTGTTGCTTGATGAATTTAAAGACCATCTGCGATTAGATGGCACAGATGAAGATGCAGCTCTCGGTGCTTTTATCAGTACGGCTCGTAGCCTTGTGGAAGAATATCTAGACATTTACTTGGTTGGCCGTTCCACGGCACTTTATCTTGATAAATGGCTCTTGTCTGAAGGCTGTAAAGACGACTTGCCGTGGTGGTCGGGTACAGTGGGCGGTGCTATGAGCCTGTTTCAGCAATCTGCAAGTTTTGCAGAGCTACCTGTTCGGCCTGTTAGCTCGATTGATAGTATTTCTATTGTAGCACCTGATGGTAGTGAAACCACATGGGCCGCAGAGAACTATCTATTGATACCCGGAGTAGATGCCAAAGTTACTTTACAATCTAACAGGCAGTGGCCAGTGCCGGGAAGGGTTGCGGAAGGAATTAAAATAATTCTCACGATGGGTTTTGGGCCAGATTGGAACCATGTGCCAGCTAGCCTGAGACAGGCGGTACTTATGCTTGCCAGTTATCTGTATGGGAACCGAGGTGATATGGCTGTAGGTGGTACTGATACCAGTGTGATTGCTGCTTCTGGTGCTGCCAGTTTGTTGGCCCCGTACCGGGGGCGTAGATTATGACTGTAGGCCTTAGTGGTTTGGCCGCCCGGCGGCACCGCATTACACTGATGGCGGAAGAAAAAACGCAGGGTGCTGGGGGGCGTTTTGTAACAACATCACCAATAATTGCTGATGTGTGGGCCGCTGTGGAAGAGGGTAGCGGAGGGCTTGTAGAGCGCGCTGTTCATGAGTTTTTACCCGCGCAAGCCAGGTTCACTACTCAGTATAAAGCAGCTTTTTTACAAGCTCGCCGTATCAGTTGGCAAGGCGGCACATATAGAATTAGTGGCCAACAGCCGAGCAGATCAGGCTCGGTGTCTAGTCTAACGTTTGAGGCCAGCTTGATGGAAGGAAATCAGCCATGACTTTAAGCGCGGGAGCCAAGCTGCAAGAGGCTATTTTTAACATACTGAAAACGGATGAAAACCTTAGCCTTGTACTTGCAGGGGTTTACGATGAAGCGCCTGCTGAGGCTCGCTACCCTTATCTTGCAATGGGTGAAACAAGCTTTAGGAATGACAGCCTGAAGGATATATCTGGCGCAACGGTTTCGTTTGATCTGATGGTGTGGTCAAACGAGGCTAGCCAAATGCAAGTGAAAGAATTGATGGCCGCTGTGGAAGAAAGCCTGAATGGTGCAGCGATTAGTTTGGTTGGTCATGATTTGGTTACGCTTAGGTTAGTGAGTGCCAGTACTATTCGTCAATGGAGCGAGGCTGGCAGTTTATACCGTGGTAGGCTCGGCTATAGTGCGTTGATATATGCTAAATAGTAGCTTTTTGAAGGTCAGTGGTTAATCGTCAGGGCTAACATTGCCACGATTTTTTTTGAGTTTCGATGTTCTGGACTTTGAGGTTAGGCGGCGCTGAACCGAAGTCTTGGTAGGCCGGGTTTTTCTGCGTGGTTTTGGTGGCACGGAGGCAGAACGAATTAGGGTGATAAGACGCTCTTGTGCTGTTGCTCTGTTTCTGTGTTGGCTACGATCACCACTGACTTCAAGCAAAATAACACCTTCTGCATTCATGCGGTGGCCAGCTGACTTTTTTAGGCGTGCAAAAACGCCTGATTTTATAGCAGGGGATTGGGCAGCATCAAATTTCAATTGCACAGCACTGTTAGTGGTGTTGACATGCTGGCCGCCTGGACCAGAGGCTCGGATTGCAGTGAATTGAAGTTCGTGAGGGCCTAGGAATATATTTGGCGTTACGTAAATCATGACAGGTTTTATAGCGGAACTTCGCTGTGGAAGAAATAGCTCGCTTTAGCGCCCTAATGGTTTTGCTGCGGCACATGCTTTGTGAACCGTGGTAAGCTGACGATTGATGTTGGTGAAAATACCAATGTTTTGATCTTCATATCCAACCTCCGCAATCATGTTCTTCACGCATGGTTGTAATCTTTAGCTTAAATGCACTTTGGTGCAAGAGAATGTTGCAAGGCGGTGTTGGCCCAATTGGGCCTGCGCCGTTTTGTTTAAATGCGTTTCACACATAAAGGAGAGCCATGATGGCAGCGCAACAAGGCCGAGACCTACTTCTGAAAATCCATGACGGGAGCGCACCTCTACCAGGTGGAGCTTATTTGGCAGTGGGTGGTTTCACATCCAACGATTTCAGTATCAACGGCGAAACAATTGATATTACCAACAAAGATAGTGGAGGGTTTAAGGAGCTTCTTGAAGGCGGAGGCAATGTATCATTAAGTATTAGCGGTGATGGCGTTTTCCTTGATGATGAGAGCTTCAAGCGGGTGCATGATCATATGCTGGCACAGACGCATCCTGAGTGCCAAGTGATCGTACCAGACTTTGCTGAATACACAGGAAAGTTTGCTATCACTAGCCTATCGCTCACGGGCGGTAATAATCAAGCTGTTACCTATAGAATTAGCCTTGATAGTGCTGGTGCTATCGCTGTCTCTGCAATTTAGAGGCAAGGATTTATGGCTCGTAAAGTCTGCGGTGAAAGCAGTTTGAAAGTAGGCGCACGAACTGTGCGTCTACGTCTCGATATTGGTACTATGATGGACCTCGAGGACTATTTTGATATGGGGCTTGTACCATTTTTGGCGGAACGTTTTCCCCAATTTCGTCTTAAGGATCTCATCACACTTTATTTGGCGATGACGGGGCGCGACTTTAGTGATGAAAATAAGCGCCGCACTGCAGGCGAAGCTATTGTGAAAGCAGGCTTAGCTGTAGTTGCAAAAGCTATTTCTGACTGTTTTGAAGCCACGTTGGTAACTCCTGTAGAAGAAAGAAATTCAAAAGGTGATGCCCCGGGAAAGTTATAGCCCCCTCTGCGTTTATAGCAGGTGGGGATATTAGTGGGCAGAAAAATTCTCTGCCAGGGACTTCAGAAATTGAGTGGGCCGTAATCCTCGAAACAGGCAGCGTACTTGGGCAACGACCAGACCAAACCATGTGTCAGACAATTCCAGAATTGCATCTTGCAATGCGTGGGTGGCTGCGTGCCCATGGTGTAGATCCAGATCAGACGTCAAGTCAAAATTCCATGACACGACCACGTATGATGGAACTTATCGAAAGATATAAAAACAATGGAAAATCTAGCGAATAATGGGCCTGGAATAAGTTCGGAATTGGTAGCTCTCATTGAGCCAATTCAAAGTTCAGGCGTTATGTTGAGCACTTTGGCAACAAGTTTGTCCGCAGCAGTTTCTGGAGGGATGTCTGCACAAATTGGTAATGTTCCAACGAATGAACAAGTGCCAACAGATAGTGCCGCAGAAAAGGGTGGTCAAAGTAGCGCGAGCCCATTTTCTGGTTTGTTTGAAGCATTGAATGAACAGTTCAGTGGTATCATCACTAAAACATTTGGAGGGGGAGAAGGCGGAGAAGGGCTTTTCGGTACCATTGGCAGCTTGTTTGGTGGGAAACAGGGTGATGGTGAAGACCCAGCCCCGGAAGTGATGGGGGCTGAGGAAGGTGCTGAGAAGGTTAAAGGTGCTGACGATGGCATTGCGAAAGACAAGGCTAAAAGCGATGCAGAAAGAGTTAAAAGTGACGGCGATACATGGAAAACCATTGTTGCTAATGCGATTTCAGGATCGAAAAAACTGAGAAAAATACAAAAGGCTGCAGCAATTGGAAGTGTAGTAATAAGTACGGCTACAGGCATTGCTAAAGCATTTGCGGATAATGGTTTTCCTGGGGGCATTATCCCTGCAGCGAAGGTGGCGTTAAATGGGGCAACTCAGCTCAAGGCTATAAAAGGGCAGGCGCATGATGGTATTGATAATATCCCCTCTACAGGAACATATTTATTGGAACGCGGAGAGCGCGTTGTCGATAGTAGGTTGAATACTGACCTTTCAGGTTTTTTAAAGACACAAAACGCTGTCGCTAACAATAATCACAACCAAACCAGCAACCAAACTGACAACCGCAGTGTAACAAATGCGCCTGTGATTAATGTAACGGTTGGTGCAGACGCTGATGAAAGCACTATCGCCAGTAACCGAGGCACAATGGAAACCATGATCCGCGAAATTTTCGCAGACTATGCCATGGACGCCCCATTCGATTAATCCGGTCTTGTAAACAGAAAGCCTAAAAATGAATGAAGCATTTCTGCCGGATTATCCGGCACCAGCGTCAGTGCGCGTGCGCCCCAAGCAGCGCACAAAAGTTTCGACTGCTGTAAGCGGTAAAATGCAAAGCCGTTTGTATGGGGGACAATCATATGCTGTGAGCCTGAGCTATAACCCAATGCGGCGGGACCAAGCGAGCGCTTTGATTGCCTTCCTACATGAAATGCAGGGGAGACACGGTATTTTTAGGGTGAAACTCCCCCATTTGTCTGGTGAGGAAGGACAAGTGATTGGGAACTTTGTGAATTTTTCTGATGATAGCAAGCTTCACATGATTACTGGCGTAGGCCCATTAACAGTAATGCCTGCCCCGCGTGTAGGTGGTGGAATTGTGGATCCGGATGGGCCGTATCTGCGTTGTTCTCTTGTGAGAGATGCACAAGAAATCTCACTGGAGCGAAACGGCCTCATAAGGCTTGAAATTGACCTAATTGAAAGGCTTTGAGATGCTAGCTATTTCTTCAACCTTACAAAGTGCTCTAGAGGCGGACGCACTGCATTTCGCTTGGCTAGTTGCATTCCCCAATATTTACGATGGAACGACAGGTAGTACAGGTATTTTTTTTACGGATGCAGAGAAAGATATTCAGTACGGTGGAAATGCCTATGCCAGCAAGGGGGATATCTTGTCTTTACCCGGTATCGTGCGCGAGAGAGGCATAAAATTACAAGGCTATAGCTTCACTCTTGCCGGAGCCAGCCAACAAAATGCTGTACGTTTTGAAGCTGAGAATATGACGGGTCAAATTTGTGAGGTCTTTCTAGTGCTTTTAGATGCATCAGGCACAGTTATTGGCCCTGAAGCAATCAATATGTACCGAGGAACTGTTCAAACATGGCGCGAGCGCGAGAATGGTGCACGAAGTACTGTGGAGGTGTCGCTCACTAGCCCATGGTCGAAGCCTAATCTAACAGCTGGACGCATAACCAGTAACACCAACCAACAAGATAGATTCCCCGGTGACGATTTCTTCAAGTTTGCTCACCGGGAGCGCAAAAACATTGGTTGGGGCGGAGAAAATTAATGGGTTTATTCAGCTTTTTAGGCGGGCTTTTGGGGATTGGTGGTGGCCCTAGCCGTAAAATAGAAGTGTCAAAGGCTTCAGCTTCAAGTGGGCTTCAAATCGTATATGGTAGCCGCAGAGTGGAGCCTGTCACAGTATTTAAGATAGCATCAAACAAAGATATGCCAATTGGTAATCCAGGGCCAGATGGACAAGTGCAACTGAATGTTAATGGTTATAATCACATTCAAAATGCTTATTCGCGTCACCGTGAAGGAGTGAAGGGCAAAAATAACTGGCTGCACCGCATAGATGTGTGGGGCCAAGGGCCTATTGAAGGGATCGAGAGGTTCTGGCTGGACGGTGACGTTAGTAGTAGCCGTAGGTTTTGGAAGCGCCCTTATTTTCGGGCAGCGAGTAAATATGGCAGTGACCCACAATCAGTTGCTTCTGAATTAGTGCTTGGGCATTCTGAATGGAGAAATTCTCATCAAGGGCACGGCGTCGCTTACACATGGTCGCGCTACTATAATTCAAAGAAAAAGGCTGAATTTACATCTGAGCCAGAGCTTCATGCCAAAATAAAGGGGCTCAGGATTTATGACCCCCGTCAGGATGATAGCCGCTCTGATTTCGTGGGTGTGTCAGGCAGTCAGCGTTTTGCTGATGCCGGGACTTGGACGTTTAGCAATAATCGTGCTCTGGTGGTTTTGAATTACCTTATGAGCCGGCATGGCCTTAATGCCCAAGAAAGTGAATTGGATATACCCAGTTTCATTACCGCGGCCAATGTCTGTGATAATAGTTTTCAAATACCGGACCCAGCGACAAATGATACTGGCGCTGAAGTGGTTGATCATTTTGACTTTACTGTTGGCGATTTCATCAACATTCCAATAGGGAACCATTTCCCCCGTCAGATAAGCGATGAGTTCCCTTTTTCAACTCCACAAGGGACCGAGAAGCGATTGCCAAAGTTCACAGCGAATGCCGTTTTGGATCCAAAAACGGGTGTTGTGAATAATACTAAAAAATTGCTGGAGGGAATGGGATGGGCACTACCGTGGTCTAACGGGAAGCACAAATTGATCATTGAAACCTTGGTTGAAACTCCAGAGATGACATTTGATGAAGATAGTATCCTTGGTGGTTGGAACATTGAACGAGGACGACGTAGCAATCGGCTGAACCGTGTTACGATTGAGTATCCTAATGAAAATAAGGATTATGAAACTGACACAGTAAGCTGGCCAGCGCTTTCCAGCACTACATATAGTAACATGCTTGCTGAGGATAATGGCCAACACCTTGAGACCAATGTTAAAGTGGATACTATCACGAGTTCTTTTGCAGCGCAGGCGCACGGTGAATATTTAGTGCGCAAGAGCCGCGTTGACATGAAGGTCACAGGTTTGAAGCTTGCCCCAAAAGCCATGCTTTTAGAGCCTGGGGATGTGATCGCGATTACATATCCTGAGAAGAATTTTTCAAACACAAAGTTTATTGTTGAGCGCGTTTCTATTTCTGCACAGTTAGATGTATCTGTTGATTTGATATTATATGATCAAACTGTGTATGGGGCACCGGAATTAGAGCAGGAACCTATTGTTGGGTCACCATATAATACAGACTTATGGCAAGATGCAGTTGCGGTGGAAAACCTGCAATTGTCTCCATTGCATGAAAGTAATGCGGATGGCAGTGTTGTAAGTAGCTTACGTGTTTCCTGGACAGAGCCAACAATTTTGGATGATGTCACAGCGTATGAAGTGCGCTGGAAAAAAGACGGAGAAACCGAATATGAAAATAGCAGGTTTTTAACTGCTGTATCATCCGCCACAAAAATTTCAGGCCTTGTAGACAACACAAACTATACGGTTGAAGTTACATATAACACAAGGCGTGGTAGGCGCTCTGATCCCGCGGAAAAAACAGAATTTCTGGACCCAATCCCAACTCAGCTTGATGAATTGGTGGCTGGGGCGAATGTGCAGGTTCTCCGACAGACCACGGCCCCAGCGGTTGCTGGTTTAAATGCAGGCACATTTTGGTTTGATACATCAAACAACAAGCTGTTTGTTTTAAGTAACGGAGACTGGGTAGAGACCGTAATCCTCAATCAGACATATTATAGTACAACCGCACCAGCTGGCGCTTTGGGTGACTTTTGGTACGATACTGATGACTTCGTTTTGCACCAACATAATGGTTCACAGTGGGAGGTGGTGGCATTTTCTGTTACCAACACGAATCAATTAGTTGATGGAGCAGGTCTTGGGGTAAGTGCAGCATGGGCAAGTGTTAGTGGCCGAAGCAAAATAGCTGTTGCAATCAATGAAGATGCTAATGGGAATCAAAACCTAAAGATGGTGCGCTTTTTTGGGTTTGGGGTTGATGGTAATTACCCTGATAGATCAGTTAAGGCTACTATTGTGGCGCCGAATGGGGCGGAATTTACATGGGGTGGCTCAGCAGCCTCCCAGACGGCTTACTCAGGGAATGGTTCTGATGGTGTATATTATATTGTGCTCGATACTGGTGGTTTAAACCGGTTTACACACACAGGAACTCATTCTCGAAAAGTTGGTGTATGTAAAATAAATAATGGAACTACACTTGAATATTTCAAAGCCCAACATGGTTGGACCTCTATAACACATGATTCTAATATGATTGTCATTGGGTTTGTCGAACGCCGAGCGGGACAATTTGTTCACGCAGGAATATTCGAACCAACATCAATTGCTCAAGCACCATCGATCTTTTCAATGGTAGGGATAGATAGTCCAGCTCATCTGCCAATAGAGAGTATAGCGGGTGTGTATACACTTGACCCCATTGCACCGTGTAAAGGGTATGATAATGGATCGTCGGCGCGTATAGATGTTGCGGCGACGACTATCCACTACGGGGATGACACACTTTCTTATAACAGTGGCAGTATCACAGGGCTGTCCTTTTCAACAGATTACTGGATCTATGCAGTAGATGACAATTTTGTTGGAGGCACTGTAAACTACGCTGTAACAACTGACAGAACGGCCTTTCCTGCCAGATCAGTATATTTTGGCCAATGTAAAACACCTGCAAACGGCGCCCCCTTAACTACCGCTTATCCAGGAGGATATGCGGGAATGGGTGGAGCACGCGATAACACTTTTGTGGAGCCCCAATAATGATTGTTACAACAGCCCCCTCACTTGATCCATCCTTTAGGCTTTACCGAAAAGGGGATGAATACGTGAGAGTGAAAATTAGTGTAAATAACGCTGATACAGGAACTTACACCCTCACTGCACAGGTCGCTTCAAAGGACGGCTGTGCACTAGGCCCTGAATCCTCGCCTTTAAACCTCACTCATGCCATGGATGAAATTGATTTGCCGCCATTTATTGCTACAGAAGTGGGTGCTGTGAAGGGAGATCATTATAGGGTAGAAGGCAGAATATATGAATATAATGGCACTGAAATGGTAGATCATGGTCCCATTTCAGAAGGGTTGCCGGATAGTGTTGCTGAGATGCTCGTTGTTTGGAATAAGGCTGGAATACGGCTGGCTGAAAAAGCTTTGCGTGCTTGGAAACGACAATCTGCGCAGCAGGAAATAAATACTCTTTTAGGTGTGTAGTCAAACAGCAATGCTTCTTTAGTCAAAGAACTGATAGCTTAATGGCTTTAAGAAATTGTGTGTTAGCTTTTGTGCTAAGGCAAAGGTTGGTGGCAATGGCTGCAATTGTTGGGTACCTTTGACCGATAGCTGTAGCGCCAACTTCGGTAAACACTGCCGGCACAGTGGGGGCATCTGATGCGCATTTTCAAAATTTGCACGCTTAAAATAACCACCACCAAAAGCCACAGCGCAACTGCGCCAAACCTATCCTCGGAATAGAGCCAAAATTCCAGAATTAACAACAGCACCGCAAAGGCGCTGAGGCCATCGAGAAACTTAAGTTTCGCTCGGGTCTTGCTGCCTGCTTCGGGTGCTGTTTTTTCCGGGTTGTTGCTCACAGATTTTCTCCGATCAAACAATAATTTAGCGAGATAAAAATGAAAAGTCTACTGCTTGCGTGGCCTGCTGCCGCGCGGTCTTTCCTTGTGCGTCTGCTTGCCAAAGTACGCGCCCAACTCACGGCATCTTTCTATAGCCGCCCCGCATTGAAACGAGGGCTGTTGGTGTTTGGATTATTCACTGCTCTGGCGTTACCGCTGGGTTTGTTAGCAGGACAATGGGGTGTTGTTGCATGGGCGCTGGTACTGGCAGCACTGTTCCTTGGAATGGGGGCTGAGCGTGCCAGCACTGACTGGAGTGAAGTTTTTGCTTTGCCTGCCTTACGTAACTTTGCCTTCTGGCGGTGGCACGCGTTAGAGCGAAAACGCTATGTTGCCGCGCTCACTGCACTCGCAATTGGGTTTGCCTGTAGCATGGCTCTGGCCCTGTTATACGGGGGACTATAATGGCGCAGCTTAGCGGAAAAAACGAATTCGGCGCAGGGATGATGCCCGGAATGGCATTAAACGGTGAAGGCAGCCAAACTGCGAATGCAGCATTGCTGAAGGCCACATTGGCGCTTGACCGGATGGAACGCCACGAGGCCGAATGTGGCCGCCGCTGGGGCATTGTAATGAAGCTGATGTTCATTGTGCTCACACAGCTTGTGGGGGTGTCGTCTTTCTTGATAGCCGATAAATTAGGGTGGTTGTCATGAATAAACTGTATGATCCCCGTCGCAGCGTTAGCAAACATTTCAGGCTGGGTGAATTCACCAAAAGTATTACTGCCGAACGGCACCAGCTTTATAATATCCCGCGTGAAGAAAGCGAACTTGCGAATTTGCGTGCATTGGCTGATCAGGTGCTGGAACCAGCTCGTCAGTTGTTGGCCACACCGCTCCTCATTACATCAGGCTATCGCTGTGCCACCTTAAACCGCCTTATAGGAGGGGCAGCGCAAAGCCAACACATGCTGGGCGAGGCAACAGACTTCATCCCTAAGGGTGGTGATGTTGAAGAGGCGGCTTTGCTGCTTTCCTGCCAGCCCGATTTGCCATTTGACCAGCTTATCCTGGAAATCCGCCTACGCGACGATGCGGCCCCCGTGCGCTGGATTCATATTTCGCATAAACGATTGGGCGGAAACCGCCGCGAGGTGTTTACAGTTTTTACAGATGGTCAAAACAAACAAACATGCAGTGGCATTCACAGCTTATGCAATTTTATTACGGATGTGAATCATAATGCAGCGTGACTATTTTATTGATGCACTAGGCAGTGCAGCAACTCTTTCTGTTCTTTGTTATTTGGGCAGCCTTATATTGAATTGGAGCATGTAACGTGGCGATACCTCTTCTTGATACAATTCTAAGTGTGGTGAAAGGCCCGTTGGATAAATTGATCCCGGATAAGGGCCAAAAGGCACAGTTTCAACATGCATTGGAAATGGAGATTTTGCGCACGGGCATGGCGCAAATGGAGGTTAACAAAGCCGAAGCTGAACACCCTAGTGTGTTTGTGGCTGGATGGCGGCCTTTCATTGGATGGGTGTGTGGCTTTGCGCTAGCATGGCACTTTATGGGCTATGATATCCTTAATTGGGTGCGGCTTGCATTTCTGCCAGACATGCCCACGCCGCCAGCCCTTGGTGGTAGTGAAACTTTGATCACCGTATTGCTTTCAATGCTAGGCCTTGGCGGCCTGCGTACCGTTGAGAAAATAAAAGGCGTGGCGCGAGAAAAATAAAGCGCACCCATCTAGTTTTCGTGCGTGATATCTGCTCACGGTTGAGTGATAGCAAGTGGAATGCCCGCGATGCGGCCAAGTAGCTGCAGTGTCATATGAGGTCCCCCAAAAATTAAGCATGTGCACACCTATCAGGTGGTGAACTCAAGCATTTGCAATGCTGGAACACATAAGTGTACCAAAGCAACCGTAACTTGATTTTTATTGGTGTGGCCATGAATACCTCCTGAACAAAGCTAGGTTCATGACCGTAGCTATATCTCCAATGTTTCATACTATGCCGCGAATTCGAGGCTTGTTTTCGTCGAAAAATAAGAGTGCGGTATTAGCCTTTTCGCATGCCTTAACAATCCTTTGAAAGATATTAGTAATGACAATGCAACTAGTTCACTCGGTCGGAATAGGGGGAAAAGATAACCGTGAAGATGTTTCCATGTTGCAGCTTATGTTTAACAACTTACGAGGAACAAAAAAATACTATCCCTTTTTGCCCGATGTTCTTTCCAGTCCAGCATTTGAGGATGCAATCAAGGCATTTCAGGATGATAACTCCCTCTTAACAGAAGAGTCTAAAGAATATGGCCTGGTGAAGCCAAATAGCGCTACATTTAAGGCCTTGCTTCAGGGGCAAAAGCCAGGCCTGAAGAATGTAGAAGTGCATGTTTATAATTATTATTATCCTTTCTTCTATGTAAGAAAGCCTTCAGCTAGCTATTTAGTCCCAAAAGCTACAGTGCCAGAAATGAAAGTTCCTGAGACTCTGCTTACGGAACTGAAAGGAATAGCCGCTAAGCTTATTGTACCAATAAAAATTCTAGAACCTCGCCTAAACTCAAAAGGCCAGTTTCAAATTCGAATACAATTCGAATGTAAATTCTTAGAGACAATCACGAATAAATTGATTGATCGCCCTTCAGCAGTCTATGCGGATATTTTGGCAGCTTCTATTAAATTGAGAAACTGGAAGTGGAGCATTGAGGCGTCTGGTGTTCTTAGTCTCATTAGCGCGCCTAAAGCTGCTTATGTGGCTAAGCCAAAATTAGACAAACATGATGCTATTATATTGAGTTTTTATAAAGCTCACGCTTCCTCAAAAAGTAAATATGAAACTCATCTTATTTCCGCAGCTTTGAGACCACTAAAAGAGGCGTTGCTAAAACAGGAGCGAGAGAGGCTAGATGTGGGAAGTGTGAAACTTCACACTTCTGACAGTAAAAATGCCGTAGAGCTTGCTAAAATTGCAGATTATTGCCGGGGTGGTACCGGCTATTATCCTGCAATTAAAAAGGCATATGATGCACACTTTCAGGCGCAAGGTGGAACCAGTGGTCGGGTTCCCCTGGTGCTTTTATTCTTAACGTTGGAATTATCACTTTTTTTGGGTGGAAAGATAACTCTAGGTTTGATTTTAGACCCTAATACTAAACAAGAATATCTTTATTTGGACTTTGAAGCGAGTTTAGCAGGGCAGGTTGGTGGTGGAATTTCTTCTGGTAGCGACGTAAAAAACATGCAAGTGCACGAACTAGAAAAAAATTCTCTTGATTTCAGCTTTAATAATGAAATTGCGATAGGCCCAGTTTCTGTAAGTTTTTACTTTAGCAAGGCTCCGACTAAAATGCCTGAAGTTCAATGGTTTGGAATCCCTGATGGGCTTGGCGATATTTCCGATTTAGGAACAGAAAAAACTGACGTTACTTCATTGGAAGTGGACCGTGATACAGGGGTGCGAAATATAGACACTCCGATCAAAGATCGTATCTCAAAAGCTTTAGGTGATGGCAAATCAAGAAAGCGGGATAATAAAAGTGAAACTATAAAATCAGGTGCTAAGAAAAAAGCAAAAGGCCTGAGTTATCCAATCGCTAAAGTTGATTTTGGGCCTGTTAAAATTGACTGTGTAATTAAGCCAAAGCTTTCAAATAAAGTAAAAATCCAAATTGGCCCTAAGGCGAGTTATAACTTTTCTAAAGTTTTTCCAGTTGAATTTGATTTAGGGTGGTTTGAGGATTCTATATATGAGTTTTTACGGAAGACTTTGCCGGGATATGAGCCACCCAATACGCCGATTTTACTTGATACTCAATTCGCAAGAAACAGAGCAGGTAGAAAAGCTAGTTAAGAAGGGTGGGGAGGGGTGGCCTTATGGCCGGAAGACGCCAATCACCCAGCTAAAGTTAAAATCACCCTGCCCACACCCACCACCCGAGCGTGCCAAAATTGGCTGGTTTCGCAACTATAGCGTACAGTTATAAATAAACGGTTAGCAAAATACCCTTACTGCGAGAAATGTGTAGTAATAAAGATCGCTTTTGGGCTGTGTGAGTAATGGCAAGGAATTGCAGGTAGCTGTCAGTAATACAGGCTATATAGGGCTGTTCATAAGAACCAGTTTTTTGCGCAACACTGGCTGCACACGCTCAAAAGACATATGAAGTTCTTTATAATATTGGCTGGCATGTTCCAAATTATCTTGCCGGCCCAACATTTCCAGTTGCGCCGCAACGTTTGAAACTCCCTCCGCCCCGAAAATCAAGCTCGTTGATTTAAGTTTATGCGACAGAAATTCAATTTTCTTGGCATTCTTATCAACCACGGCTTCCCCAATGTCGCCGATCAAATCAGGGGACACTATGAGGAAGTTCCGCATCAGGGTTTTATATTCATCCTTCAGCACGGCGTTATATTCTTTCAAGGTGTCCCAGTTCAGCAGGGTCATTTCATCCTTGTCGAGAACAGCGTAAATTTCATCATCTTCGGGTGGATGCATATTTACGGCTTCAGTTTCCATGTTCAGATACTGCGACAGTGCTTGCAGTAAATTAAACTCAATAACCGGTTTTTTAAGTTCGCCGGTTATGCCTGCGGCACGGTTCTTTTCAATTTGTTTGGCTGTGAAATTTGTACCAACAGCAAGGATAGGGATGTTGGCCGTATGGCCATTCAAAGCCCTGATTTTTTTAGCAGTGGCGCTACCACTCATGCCGGGCATGCGTGCTTCAAGTACAACCAAATCATAATCGGTGCCTTCGCAGCACTGAATGGCCTCGTCTCCGTTTTCAGCAATGGAAAACTTTACACCTGCACGCTCAAGAATTTTACCAAGAATCCGTCCCATTACCGGGTTATTGTCTACTATAAGTACATGTTTGTGCATCATCAGTGAATCGCTATTCTCGCTTAGGTTGCTTTCGTTTTGCCTGAAGTGTTCGGAGGTTACCTGGTTTCCTCTGTTTTAAGAGGCCTAAATCGCCATAAGTGATACGGTTTTATTGTAGCAAAAAAAGCGGAGTAAGGCTTATAAAAATTCACTGCTATTGAAATAGCTTCATTGTTCTTTGGCATAGCTTTACACAATAATGGAAGTTGATTTCAACTAATGAGATGGAGTTTTTAGCTGTATATTCAAAATTTATTACACAAAATTTTGTGAATAAACCAATTATATAGTATTGAGCGAAATATATAACCATTTCAGTAATATAAGGCGAGTATTGATCCTGACTGAAGAGTCAATTTAATGTTGTGTTCCCTATTGGCTTGGTTCAGTTTGCCACTGCGCCATAGTACGCAGAATAACATCTGATAAATTGGCAGTTTCGGAAATCAGACGACCATCATAATGGATTTGTACTAATAGGCCTTGTGTTACCATTTGGCGAGTGCACCGGCCCCACACACCGTCTGCGCGCAATGCGCTAAATTCTATGCAGTGGCTTAACCACACATTGGTGTTTTTATCTAACAATGTGGCTGGATTATTATTTGCAAAGGCATAATTGCGGCCATCACTATTCAACTTAGTTAGCTTGAATAAGCCTGTTTTTTCATCAAGTACAACCTCACGTGTAGCAAATGGCCCGGTGCCTTTAATGAATGATGTATCAGAGTGGGTGAGAGTGTTTATCGAGCCACTTTCTAGATATGTTTTCCCAACAGTCTCATGCTTTTCTATTGTCCAGATAATACTAGACCCCGCAATATTTTCCGACCCTATAAGGTCAGCGGGTAATATCTCGTCTGCATAGGCAGAAAATTGATACTTCTCTAATTCAATCCCGCCCACATAGTCTC